GAAATCGATGATGTGGATCGTGATGCTTTGATTGGCATTTTCATGGGATTGCCTTTGCGAATTGCAGATTTACCGCTCAACATGGTTGCAGGCACATACCTAGGTTTTGTTGAAGGCTGGACATGGCGTGCCGCTTACAACAGCGTATCGGTCACGGCTATTCTTTCCCCATTGGCATTTTCATTGCAAGCCATGCAATGGCAGGATGTCCCAATCGTAGAGCAATGGAACACAATCAGCGGAAGCCTAATTTGGGCCGATGCCTTAGTCGTAAGTTAAGGAGAAACAATTGAGCAATCCCACATCGAATTTTAATTGGCAAATGCCCACACCGACAGATTTGGTTACGGATTTGCCAGCGGATTTTGAAGTTTTTGGTCAGGCGGTCGATTCGTCGATGGCCGACCTTTTGGGCGGTACAACTGGTCAGATTCTCGCAAAAAATTCAAACACAAACATGGATTTTGTATGGATTACAAATGATCAAGGTGACATTACCGGGATCACAGCATCATCACCGCTTACAGGTGGAGGCACATCCGGTGCTGTAACTATTGGAATTTTGAGTGGAACGACATCAAATCTTGGAGCTGTGCAACTTTCAGATTCAACATCAAGCACATCAACCACTTTGGCGGCAACAGCAAATGCCGTAAAAACAACTTACGATCTAGCAAATGCAGCAATTGCAAAATCGATTGTTGATGCCAAAGGTGACATTATCGCAGCGACGGCAGCGGATACAGTAAGTCGTTTAGCAGTAGGTACAAATGGCACAGTTTTGACAGCTGATTCGGCTGAAGCGACTGGCATGAAATGGGCAACACCTGCTACACCAGCATCAGGAATGAGCTTTATTGCAAGACAATCGGTCACAAATGTGACTTCCGTGATTTTTGATGATGTATTTAGCACAACTTATGAAAATTATCTGATCGACATTCAAAACATAACTTCGAGTAATAACATCAATGACATGCTTTTACAATGGCGTACAACTGGCGGATCAACTTATTCTACGGCTAATTATCAGGCGGCCGTAAGAGAATTAAACAATGCTGGCACTTTAGCAAGTTGGCTAACATCAAACGGCACTTCTTTTCTATTGCACGGCCAATGCCAAAATCGTGGCACAATTTTTGTTAATGGAGTTGGCACTAGTGCGCAGCCGGTAGTTAATTCACACGTTTTCGACTATGGAAACAATACTTTTGGAATTGGTGGCGGTTGCAATAGCGCCTCACTAACAGCAACAGGATTTTTAATGAAAAGCTCGGCAAACAACATTGATGCAATAATTACAGTCTATGGAATGGCGAAAGCATAATGGAAAAAACATACAGCATTTACGATGGTTTAACGGGTGAGACAATTGTTCGGCCAATGACTGAGGCTGAAATTGCTGAATACGATCAAGGAACGCTCGAGGCTGATCAACGCCGACAAGCTGCTCAAGATGCTCGTGCAGCAAAATCAGCACTTTTGGAAAAGTTAAACATTACCGAAAATGAAGCAAAACTTTTGTTGTCATGACATTTCCACAAGGCACATTGCCGCGTTTGATTCAGGTTGCGCTCGCTGAGGTGGGCACAGCTGAAACCGGCAACAATGAGACAAAGTATGGCAAACACATGAAAGCCGACAAGCTGCCGTGGTGTGGGTCATTTTTGAATTGGTGTGCTGATCAAGCTGGTGTCAAGGTGCCAAATGTGGTCAGCACTCGTGCTGGAGCTGAGGCTTTTCAAAAGGCTAAACAATGGCATTCCACACCAAAGATTGGTGATTTTGTTTTCTTTGATTTCATCATTGATGACAAAACCACAATCAATCACATTGGCTTGGTGATCCGGGTATCAGAAAAACAAATTGTGACAATCGAAGGCAACACATCAGCTGGTGCAAGTCAGCGCAATGGTGGCGAAGTTATGGTTAAATCAAGAGCTTTGGGAGCACGCTCATTTGTGGTCGGTTACGGCCGACCTACTTATGAGCCATTTTCCGGTGATTTGCCGGATCGACCAAAAGGAGAAAAATAATGGAGCAAGCAAAAGCAATTGCAGCCTCATGGGGCCGCTCATACATCGCAGCTGCATTGGCCGTGTACATGGCTGGAGGCTCATTGGAGCAAATCGCAATGGGTGGCGTGGCAGCTGTTGTGCCCGTGATCTTGAGATGGCTCAATCCAGCTGATCATGCGTTTGGCTCATCGGGGAAATGACACCAAATGAGTGGGCAGCGGTGGGAGGTCTTGTCCTTTCGATCCTTGCCGCTGTCTATTCAGCAATGCGATTCATGATCAAATCCGTTTTGCGAGAGCTGACACCTAATGGCGGCAACAGCTTGAAGGATCAAGTCAATCGGATTGAATCTCGGCTTGATGCACTTTACATCAAGCTTATGGAGTAACGACACGCCAAAAATTAGGCGTGATTGTTGAAAATGTCAGGCATTGCTGTCACTCTCTATTTCGGGAGCTGATTCGCGGCTCCCAGAATCGGGAGCAATACAATGAATGAATTATCAATTGTGATCTTTATGATCATCGCTGGAGCCTTTTGGGCTGTCATGAGCTACGCGGTCGGATTTAAGGAAGGCCAGCGACAAGGCTATACAAGAGGCCGAGCGGTCGCACGCCATGCTGTCTCAGCCGATCGCAAGGTGAACAACTAATGGCCGGATTCATGGATAACTATGAAGGCAACAAAGAGCGCACAGATCGTTGGCTGCGCACATTTCCAAATGGCAGGCTTGAGGCACACATCATTGAATTTAATGCAGAAAAAGGTTATGTGCTGATTCAAGCTAAGGCATGGCGAAATCAAGAGGAAGCACAACCGGCTGGCATTGATTATGCATTTGGCTATCGCGAGGCTTATCCGGAAAAAATGCGGCGTTGGATGATTGAGGATACGACTACCTCAGCTTTAATGCGCGTAATGGCTTTGATTATGGGTGGCACGGAAAAGGCCACCAAAGAAACCATGGAGAAGGTAAATGCAGCTGAGGTTTATGATCCATGGGCAATCAAGCATGGTGAAGTGCCAAGTCACAAAACAGCCAATGAAGCCGAAATGTCGGGCACACCATCTTTTGGATCATCACAAGAATCAACAGCTGCACCAGAGTGCCAGCATGGGCCAATGCGTTGGAATCAAAGCAAGCCAGCTGCACCCAAATCATGGGGCGGCTACTTTTGCATCGAAAAGCTTAAAGAGCATCAATGCACGCCGCGTTGGTATGTATTACGAAGCACGGGCAAGTGGGAGCCACAAGTATGACAAAAAATCAATTAAGCTGGATTGTTTTGGCGTTTGCTGCAATCTTGATGATGGCCATGATGGTGATGCTATGAGCGACTACATGGAAATCCTCAATCCTCAAGCCATGACTGGGCGTTTGTACTATCAAGGCGAGGTCATTTCAGAATTCAAAATTGAGCAATGCGACAAATGCTCACAGCTCAAAAAGTTTGACAAATTTGGATACCAAAAAGGCTATGACAAAACAGACAACATCATTTGGTTTTGTGGTGATTGCCGATGATCGACCGCATCGAGGAAGTGCAATGCATGATTGCAGCAATTTCACATTGCCATGATCGAAGTGCAGATCACAGCTCACGCATCGTGCGCAATCTGTCATGGTTTGAGTATGTTGCACAAAATGCTGAATCAATGGTGTCTGAGTGGGTAGTGGCAAAACGCCTGGGTTATGACTACACACCCGGCATCACATGGGACAAATCCAAAGCCGATGTGGGCGATCACATCGAGGTCAAATGGTCTCCAAATTCACACTCAAACCTTTGGATTCAGGAATCAGATCGACATGACCGAGACATTGCCGTATTGGTAACAGGCAACTCACCAAAGATGCACATCGTTGGCTGGATTCCAGTAGCGATTGCAAAAAAACCACGCTATCGAAACGCATCACAAAACAATTGGAGCGTGCCACAAATTAACTTACAACCAATTGAAACATTGCAAAGGAGCAATTATGCACATCCTGCAATTTGATTGTTCAATCTGCAAGAAGCTTTACGGCAAACCAAAGCAACGCCATGGCCTCAAGAAAGGTGCAGAACTCACAGCTCATGAGTGGTTTGCTCAATGCATGGGATGTGGCACATTTGGCATAAAGATCGTTGATGATGCAAGGATTGAGGAATTGAGCCAATGATTAAGTTATCCACAGGCTTTGTCCACAGGTGTGCGAAACCTGTTGGAATCGCCCAAGATTACGCTCGGTATTTGACAGCGTTGGTACGCTCCAGACTCGCAGACGAGCCGGTGTGCCGGATAGCTCGGGCGCGATGTGTGGTGCTATTGGCCGTGCTATGTGTTGTTAGCACAACACCGGCAACAGCTGCAAAAGAAGTTAAACCATCAATAGATTCATTAAAGCTTTATGCACACTCAAGGATTGTTAATTACAAAGAGTTTCAATGTTTCAACACATTGATCACAAAGGAAAGCAATTGGCGTGTGGAGGCAATCAATCCCAATGGCAATCACTTTGGTTTAGGACAAATGAGAAACACAAAGTATCGAAACCTTGATGGCTTTCGCATGGTTGATTGGAGCCTCAGATACATTGCACACAGATACCAAGGATCAAGCTGCAAAGCATTTGCTCATTGGCAAAAGCATGGGTGGCATTGATGTCACGCAACTGGAAAGGCGGCAGCACCAGCCGTTGGCGTAAGCTGAGAGAAGCTGTATTGAAGCGTGATGGATGCTGTCAGATGTGTGGCCAAACCGAAGGCCCAATGCACATTGATCATGTGATACCTAAGAGGCTTAATGGGAGCGATGAATTGTGGAATCTGAGGCAATTGTGTCAAAAGTGCAATTTGGTTAAAGGTGGTCGTTTTTTTGAAACGGACAAGACAC